ACAGGCAAAAAAAGGATTAACGGATCTTTACAAAGACAACGGAACTTATATCAAATCATTTTTCTCTGTGATGTATAACCCATCGTGCGTCAAAGCATCGATGATGAATGCAAACCACAAGAGGATTCATCACTCGATCAATTGGAAGGCAACAACTCCAATGATCATCAGTGAGACATACAAAAAATAAACAAATGAAAAACACACCAATCGCAATCACCGCTGAAAAAGCGGCACTATCACTAATCGCAATCGACCCAGAGGTTCTACCGCATCTCGCATGGTCAGAAGACCTGTTTGCTTTCCAGCAACACAAACTCATCTACACCGCACTGGAACGAGTCTACCAGCGGACTGGATCCACAAACGCACTAGGGGCATTGAGTGATCTGGAGACAACAGGCAAGCTGAATGCCTGTGGCGGTAAGGAGGGAGTGATGGAAGTACTCCAGACAATCTTCCTGTCCCCCGGTGCTATGTGCGTGGAAACCGCAGCGGACTATCGCGCCCAACTAATCAAAGCAAAAGGGTATCGTGATGCCATTAGAACGTGGGAGGATAACCATGATGACGTTTGCGCGATGAAGGCAGACCTTTCTAGCCTTGCTGAGTCCTTCGCCAATGCAATCGTACCAGAGAGCCAATGCAAGGACGTTAAAGCCCATCTGAGCGACTTTATGGATGACTTGGAGGACAAGACCCCACTAGAAAACTTCCCCACGGGAATTCCCAAGCTGGACAAACTGCTGGGTGGAGGTGCAAGGCGTGGTGAGATGCTCGTTGTGGGAGCGCAGACCAGCGGAGGCAAATCTATCTTGCTTTATCAGGCAGCACTCCAAGCTTTGCTCAATGGTAAATCAGTAACTATATTTTCTTTAGAGATGCCAGCTAAGGCTATTCTGCAACGTATAGCTTCCAATCTGCTTGGGAAAACAATCCTGCCGTTGCGCGAGATGGAAGGTGTAACAGAATGGAGGGGTGTTGCATCAGCAAAGGATATCTCAAGCGCAATCGTACAACTCATGGGAATGAACCTAACGATCCGAGATGATCTTTCCGAAGTGGGAGAAATCGTAGCAGAGGCATCGCGGCTAGCATCACTTGGCAAGGCAGATCTGATCGTTGTGGACTACCTTCAAATTGTCACCATGCCAACAGCAGATAACCGAGAACAGGCAGTAAGTGAACTATCGCGCAGACTCAAATTAACTGCACTAAAAACAAAATCCGTGGTTATGACTGCATCACAACTCAACGACGAAGGCGCAGTACGCGAGTCCCGCGCAATCGGTCACCACACTGATTTTTTGGTCATCATCTCGCATCCAGACGAGAAGAAAAAAGAAGCGTCAAACTTCAAGCGCAAAACAGAAACCCAATCAACTTCGCGTGTAAGAATAGACAAGAATCGGCGTGGTCAACGTGACGTGTTTGTGCCTGTAAAAATGCGCGGAGAAATTTCTAGATTTGAACAAATAGATGAACATTGATCACCACTTCGACGAGGCTTGCTTTCTACTCGACACTGCAACAGCAATCTTCCAGACCCGCACCAAATCTAGGTTTGCGGACGCTCAGGAAAAATACAATCTGGCAATAGAAATCTACAATAAATATTTTTCGCACATCGAAGAAAATTCTGTTGACGAGTTTGAATTTTAACCCTAGATGTAGTGCCGTTAGCTAAATAAATACACCATATCAAATGAAACAACTAAACGTAATCACAGTCGAGGCAGACAAGTCTCGCAATGCCAGCGGCACACGGGACTGGGGAAAGTTCCGCATCACGTCACGCTGCTATCTATCCAAAGAAATCATTGAGTCACTTTGTGGGTCTCACGATATGTTTGGACAATCATTCACGTTCCATGAGACGAAGGACGAAAATGGATATGTCTACGAAGGAAGCTACGATTGCTGGAGCGATTAGCATAACATAACACTTTCTGCAAACTAATGCAGACTTGGTGGCATCACACCACAAAAACGATGCAATAATATAAACTAACTATAAAAATAATATGGCAGACCAATACGACAACACGAATCGCGGATCACTCTTCAAGAATGACCGCAAAGAACTAGACAACCACCCAGACTACAATGGATCGATCAACATCGATGGTCGAGACTTCTGGCTCAATGGGTGGCTCAAGGAATCAAAGACTGGCAAGAAGTTCTTTAGCCTATCAGTAAAGCCAAAGGATCAGGATGCTGGCAAAACCCCTGCAAAGGCCAAATCTGCTCCAGCAAAGGTTAAGGATGACGATGGAGATGATATTCCGTTTTAATATAGTTTGAAAGTTGGATTCTGATCCTGAGTAGCTCAGTGGTAGAGCGGTCGGCTGTTAACCGATTGGTCGTAGGTTCAAATCCTACCTCAGGAGCCACCAGTAGGTTTCAAGAATTTCCTCGCTAAGTTGGGAATTCCCGATCAGCAGGGGACAAGGGGGTTGGCTGTGACCCCAAAAACCACAGCCACAATTTTAAGGGATTGTAGTGGCCACTATGTGGGCTGGTTATCATTTGACCCTGTGAGGTAACTACATAAAACCTCACACCCCATTTTATAAATATATGAACGAAATTATAACATCAGACTTGGATGCAAAGCAACTAGCAGACAGGCTAACCGCATTGGAGTTACACTCCACAAGTGAGTTGGCTAGGTTGGAACGTGAGCGCAACGAATCACAAGAGAAATACGCAACGGAGGCTACCGAGCATATGCTTGCGGTCAATAAGCTGGCCAACGAGCGTGACGAGGCTTTGTCACAGATTGCTCAAGCCGAATGCAGAGCAGAACGATTCTGCCAAGAACGCGACGAGGCGAGAGAAGTTGCAAGTGGGTTAGCAGTGCAAGAGGAGCGGGTAGAAGAAGCGCAAAAAGAACTTTCCTCAATCCACCGCTGGATCGAGCGAAATCATTCAGACGGATTCATAGATTCTTTAAGTTATTCGCAGAATTTGGAACGAGTTACGGATTCTTGGTATGATCGCCTTGAACGGGTGGAACGCGAGCGGGATGAGGCTAGGGATGCTATCGTTGGATGGGAAAACAAATGGAAGTGTGCTGTGGACATGGCAGCTAGAGCAGAACTTGAACGTGATGAGCTTAAATACAGTTTAAAAATTAGGGCTATTAATGAATCTCTAAGGTATTCTGAAGATAGGAATGAAAGCGATAATATAATTAGTAAACTAAACTTTAAATTATGAACGACCCACTATACACGGCAGAGGTTGAACGTCTGAAGGACTGCAACAAGGACTATCGTCCCATTGCTGCACAATTGGCAGTATACTGTTCCGCTGCGATATTTGCACTAAGAGCATCCAACAAGGAATTGGAGGACGCACAGGTCAAAGCGGAGATCATTCCTGACCCATTCGCAGCACAGGCAATCGATGACATGTTCCAGAACTATCTTGAGTCACTAAGGGACTACCCTGAGCTAATGGCAATAGCACTCAAATTCATACAGGAGTCACGATGATCATCGACTTAACCGCTGAAGACTTCATGGTATCCGCAACGAAGGGTGCAGTACGCCAGTTGGTTGCCATTAAGAACAAGCGCATGGGACACGATCATGGTGGACGATCCTACCGCAAGATGACCCAGAGACTGGCAGACAGCATCCTTGGTGAGCTAGGTGAGATTGCTGTAAGTAAGTTCACGGGACTAACACAGATGTCCACACTTCAAATAACCAAAGCAGCAGACATAGGCGCATCACTTGAAGTTCGTACAACAGAACACGCAAACGGACACCTTGTGCTATACGATTCCTCCAACAACGATTACATCTTTGTGTTCGTCACAGTCAACGGACTCAAGGCAACACTACGAGGTTGGATCAATCCTGAGCATGGCAAGAAACCAGAGTACTTCGTAGAAGGAGATCCAGACTGCTACTTCGTTCCACAATCAGCACTAAACCCAATCGAAACCTTACCAATAAAATAGCTTAGATAAGGTATAAATCCACAAAATCATGTATAACTATACCCGCTATGAACTGGACAACTGAACAACTCAAATGATTGTAATGCCAACAAATAATTCTGGCATTCAAGTTGGTTATATGGCTGGAAAGTACCCCAATAGAATTGGTTGGTTGTTATCTCCTGATGGTTGGATAAAACCTCCCAGCTGGATGCCTTACGCAATTGATAACGGTGCGTACGGCGCATGGTCAAATAATATACCTTGGAATGAAGATAAGTTCTTAAACCATCTCGAAAAAACAAAAACAGCACCCAAAAAACCGCTTTGGGTTGTTGTGCCTGATGTTGTTACCAATCGAGAAGCAACCATTGAAAAGTGGAAACAATGGTCAGAAATTGTAAGAAACACACTACACAATGTCCCCCTCGCTTTTGCGGTACAAGATGGAATGAAAAAAGAAGATGTACCCAAAGATGCAGACGTTATCTTTGTTGGAGGGTCAACTGAATGGAAGTGGAAAAACCTTTATGAGTGGACTAAAAACTTTGATCGAGTTCATGTTGGTAGAGTTAATTCTGAAAGACTACTATGGATTGCTCACGAAGCCGGGGCTGAATCCTGTGATGGAACTGGTTGGGTTCGTGGTGGAGAAGAAAGACTAGAAGAACTACATAGGTATTTGCAACAATCAACTAATGGTGACACAAGACCACAAAAACAATGGAAATTTGAAAATGAATAAACAAAATAGACTAAACGCAAACTTTAAATTGTGGAAAGACTTTACTTTTGAAGCAGCACATCAACTAACTAAAGTTCCATCAGGACATCAATGCGGAAGGTTACATGGGCATAGCTACAAACTTCGCATCCATTGCAAAGGTAAATTGAATCCTAACCTTGATTGGGTTGTTGACTATGCAGATATTGCGCTTGCAGCACGGAAGATTGTAAACAAGCTAGATCACTCAAACCTAAATGATTCCTTTGATTTTGAAACAACAGCAGAAAACTTAGCTTATTGGATAGGTGAAGAGATATCAAAAGAACTACCATCAGTTTATGCGGTTGAACTATTTGAAACACCAACAACATCCGTGATATATGAACTGGACAACTGAACAACTAAAGGAGAAAGGCTACACCCTCGCACCTGACGGACACTACTACTATGCAGACAACTATAAACCTCCATCTAGACGGCTACTTGACACCCTCACTAAACACGCTCCTAAACGCTCACTGGTCAAAGTACACAAAGCAAAAGAACCTAGCAAGGACTGCACTGCTAAGTGCAATCCGAAGTACACTCTCGCACTTACAAGATACTCAACCAAGACTCTCGACGTTGATAACCTTGCTGGAGGATGCAAACCTCTCATTGACCAAATCCGCTACTCCAAACTCATCCCAGACGATAACCCCGAAAGCGTCGAAATCACGTTCAGCCAAGTCAAAGTCCGCACTCAAGCCGAGCAACGAACTGAAGTCAGGATTACCAAAGCGTAAGACTAAACCTAAGCAGTCACAATCACCATATGAGTTTTAAACCATCCAAGAAAATGGGTAGACCTCCAGAGTATAACGAGGAACTCGCAGAGGAAATCTGTGAACGACTTTCAATAGGTCAAACACTCTCATCCATCTGTAACCTTGAGGGTATGCCAAACTACTCCACAGTATGGCGTTGGGAATCTTCCAACGAAAACTTTCGCAACAAATCCGCACACGCAAGAAAAATCGGCACTCACGCACTAGCAGATGATTGCATTCGCATTGCAGATGATCCAATGCTAGACGCAGCAGAGAAGCGAGTACGCATCGATACTAGACTACGATTACTAGGTAAATGGAACGCACGGCAGTACGGAGACAAAATCGAAATAGAGAACACTGGAGCAAAGCCACTGAACGTCACATTCACGATTGGTGATCGTAATGCTGAACCAATAGATCTAATCGAGGGGCGAGATCCTCAACCAGCGCAACTGATCGAGCCGCAGATCGAAGCGACACAGGAGGAGGACTTGTGATAGCGAACGATTTGCTAATGTATTTTAACCACAAAAACCGCAATCTTGTCGATAATAATCACCATATTGTGTTAACTATTTTCAAATACCCCATATCTAGGGTTAAATCATAAATGGTCAAATTATGCCCAAAATGCAGTTCTACGACACACGTTATGGAATGTAGAGACTTCGGCAATCGATTTTCGAGACGTAGATACTGCGATAACCAGAAGTGCCTCCACAGGTACTCAACATACGAAGTGAGCGCACAAGACTATTACAGTTTGAAACAAGTCAACAACATGAAAGCAAAACTAACCGAGATCCTAGAGAACCTATGAAAGCGCATGAGATAACACCAGAGATGCGTATCATTCACCAACAAAAGCAGGAGATTAGAGAATTACGGCAAATCATCCACGAATTGCAGCATGACGTAAACAAGCAGAAGTCCTTGATCAACAGGCTGAAGAACAAGGAAAACAACCAATAACTTCCAATAACACCTGTAGTACATAATGAAAACAACAAAAATGAGATTCCACGCACTAGGACTTCCACACACAGTTACAAGCAAGGAGTTTAATGCTTGTGCCTACACGCAAAAGGTGGTCAAGTTTGCCAAGATGATGACAGACAGGGGCCATGAAGTCATCCACTATGGGCATGAGGATAGCGTTCTGGACTGCACTGAACACGTCAGCGTCCTGACTAACGAAGACTTTGCCAAGTCATATGGATCCCATGACTGGCGCAAGACGTTCTTCAAGTTCAACACCGATGATCACGCATACAAGACGTTCTACGCAAATGCCATTAGGGAGGTAGGGTTTAGAAAGAAAAAGAACGACTTTATTCTTCCATTTTGGGGGTCTGGAGTCAGACCGATATGTGATGCACACCAACATGATATGATCGTAGTTGAGCCGGGGATAGGGTACGCTGGTGGTCACTGGGCTAAATGGAAGGTTTGGGAGTCATATGCCATCTACCATGCGTTCTGCGGTATGGGTGCAGTTGGTCAGTGCCAGCAAGACAACTATTCCGTTGTCATTCCAAACTACTTTGACATCGATGACTTTGAATTCACCGACAAGAAGGAGGATTACTTCTTGTACCTTGGCAGGGTCTATAGCGGCAAGGGAGTTGATATCGCAATCGACGCAACGCGCAGAGCAGGAGTGAAACTGGTTGTAGCGGGTCAGAAGGAAGCTGGGTATACATTCCCACCTCATGTCGAATATGTGGGCTATGCTGACGTTTTAAAGCGAAAGGAACTCATGTCTAAAGCCAAGGCATCATTCTTGCCATCACAATACGTCGAACCATTCGGTGGAGTACAGATTGAGAACCTACTGTCTGGAACACCAACCATCACGTCTGACTGGGGATCCTTCGCAGAGAACAACCTGCATGGCGTAACTGGGTATCGGTGTCGCACGATGGGTGACTACGTCGATGCAATCAACAACATTGACAAGATCAAGCCAGCGGACTGCCGTGCATTTGGTGAGAACTTCACGCTTGAACGAGTTGCATCAAGGTACGAGAAGTATTTCCAAGACGTGCTAGACGTTCACAACGGAGCGGGTTGGTACGCTGAAGGCAACGGAATCGATGCAATGACAATGGCTTATCCATCCAATCAACAACAAACCTTGTGACAAATACTACCCACTATTTGTCACAAACAAAAACATTATGAATAATACACCAGACACAGATAAAAACACATGGAGCGATTCTTGCGAGGGAGTGATGCATGAGGTTGTGAATGCATCCTTTGCACGCAAGATGGAAATTGAAAGGAACCAATGGAGGGATTGCGCTACCAAGCTAGTGGAGTCATCAGGATGGCATGACCAATGGCCCCAAGCAGTGGCACACTATCGCAAGCTGAAGGAGGAACTGAAATGAGTGACTACACGTTTGAATCGGAGTACTGGGGTGACTGTTGCAATACGTTCGACGAAGACCAGAAGCATTACGTCTATGCGCGATTCATGGGGCTACATCAGGTTGGCTATGGGTTCAGCCTGTCAGGTAAGTCAGTGATCGACATAGGTGGTGGGCCTACTTCCATGCTGTTAAAGTCGAAGGGACTTGGCAGGGCATTGGTAGTGGATCCACTTCAGTATCCTCAGTGGACATACGCTCGCTACCATGAGCATGGGGTGGAGTGTCTTGTTATGCGAGGTGAGGACGTTTCACTCAGAGGGTTTGACGAGTGCTGGATATACAATTGCTTGCAGCACACGGATGACCCTGCACTTATTATTGCCAACGCACTGCGAGCAGCTAGGGTTCTTCGCATATTTGAATGGGTTGATATTGAGCCACATGATGGGCATCCACAGATGATCACGAAAAAGATGCTTGACGAGGCTATAGGACGTGAGGGAAAGTTAGTCCACCTATCCGAGGCAGGTTGCTTTGGCTTGGCATACTTTAATATATACACACAATGAAATTAACTACACCATACGAGCAGTTCGTTCGATCCATAGTGAAGCCGGGGCATGACATCCTTGTCCAGCTAACGCCACTTCAGGCATCCATCCTCCACATGGCAGTGGGAGTGAGTGGTGAAGCGGGTGAGTTGCTAGATGCTGTGAAGAAACACGCAGTGTATCAGAAGCAATTGGACTTCGACAACGTGCGGGAAGAGGCAGGAGACATTCTGTTTTACCTAACTGGTTTGTTAAACGAGTTGGGCTTGACGCTTAATGAGTGCATTGAGGCTAACGTAGAGAAGCTATCGAAGCGTTATCCAGAGAAACGCTACACGAATGCAGCAGCAATCGCACGGGCAGACAAGCTGGACGCGGTTGAAGAACCTGTTGTACTGAAGGATGACGATGACTTGGATGGAGTGAAGGTGGAGCGCACTTGCCGCATCGAAGATCCAGAGTGCGAGTCCTGCCAATAGATCATATATGGGATACATTATCGGCTATATCGTATTAGCAGCTATTATACTGTATGTTATATACGATTTAATGAAAGGGTTTGACGATTGAACACACTTGAACACTACATTCAATACAAGAGATTAAACGCAACAAAGGTAATGAACGCACTGCAACTCAACGGAATCATATCTGACGAGTGTATCTTTCCAGATGATGTTAGGGATTCTGGTCAGGCAGTCTACTGGTTGGAAGACCATATGGGAGAAATACATAGATCATGAACTGGGACGAATACGCATTGTCGATAGCTGAAGTTGTAGCCAAGAAGAGCAAAGACCCGTGGAGGCAGGTTGGTGCTGTGTTGTTGAGACACGACAACACTGTTGCAGCGTGCGGGTATAACGGATTCCCACCGCATATGGAGGAGGACTGGACTGACAGGGACAAGCGTAGAAATTACGTTGTCCATGCAGAGCAGAACGCATTGCGCCACGTTAAACCATTGGAGTGTTACCTGCTGGCATCAACAACATTGCCATGTAACAACTGCTTGAAATCGCTTGCATCGTACGGCATCAAAAGGATAGTCTATCGTGAGACGTATCCCACGGATGAATCGACTACACTGCTTGCAGCGGAATTCAACATTGCACTGATAAACGTATGACAAAGGAAGAACTCTGGAAGGTGTATAGCAACAAGAACCCATCGTTCAACGGAAGGGGAAACGTAACCATGTCTGCAAAGGGACTGCGTAAGTTGTTCGATACGACATGGGATGTTGCAATGTATGACGGGGAAGAGGAAGGGGAAGACGAACCAAGATCATATCACAGCAGCAGTGCTAATCTGGATGCATTAAAGAGCATCTTTGGAATGAAATGATCGAGCCAAACATAGCGCAGAAAGCGGTTAGCTTCGTGAAGAGTGCAGCGGCATTCGTTAAGGCAGGTATGCCTATACGGAATAAGGAGCAGATTGAGGAGCGTTTGATTATCTGCAACCAGTGCGTTCATTACGATCCCACGGCATTTTCTGGTTCTGGCAAGTGCGGTGTTTGCGGGTGTAATATGGAACTTAAACTAGTTATGGACACTGAGAGATGTCCATTGGAGCATTGGGAATGACAAGATTAGAAGCGCAGCGGAAATCAAACGAGGACTATATGTGCGGACGCATATCAAAAGAGGAATGGGATTTCCAGTTTGAAGAACTAGGAAACGTGCGAGTTTGGAGTAAGGATGGTAAAATTCACCAACTAAAGGAGGAACATGAAAGACTCAGACCAGATAACAGAACTACAAAACAAAATTGATAAATTGATCGATGTTTACATATCGGAGTTTGATCTTCCGCTTGCCAGCATGATTGGCATCTTGCAGGTCAAGATCCACGAACTAATTGAGAACTCCATGTATGACGAGGATGAAGAAGATGATGGGGACGAGGAGGACGAGGAGTGAAATACAATAGGCTAGATCAACTTGGGATCGTGATCACGGACAATCCGATTGAGCATATTGAGTTCGATGTGCTAGATAAGGCATTGAAAAACAGCGGAATAGATAGAGACAAGTTCAGCGAGTACTTTGGAATGCAAACCTGCTACGAGAAAGGGTTGTACCCGTGGGACGTTGAACCTGTGCTAGAAAGACTAATGACTGGAAAGCTAACTGGAACGCAGTTGTACTGGGATTAATTATGAATAAAGTAGATAAATTTATGATGGAAGCATTGAACGAGATGTTCAAGCGGGTTGGATTTGAGGGATTCGATAAGGAGTTCACCAACCAAGAGAACTGGTATAGCAAAAAGAGTTGGACAAACGAGGAGTTTGAGAAGTACAAAGAGTGGTTTGTGAATAGATTTGCTAAAGTATTCAAATGTCATAAAAGCCTTGCAGAAAAGGAATTTTGCTGGTTTAATCTGATGTGGGGATGGAAAGTGAATGAATAAACCTGCGTCAGTTTTACAGGCAATCAACATTGCCACAAGGGTGCGAGCAGAGGCGGAGAGAGAT